GCATGGTATGGCCGTTAGTGTTGGACGTAATGGCCATGCTGTTCCATGGTGCAAATGGATGGCCGGAGAGAGAGCAATGGCCTATCCTGACTCATATGATATAACAAGATATGATAGTGAAGGCACAGCCAAATCCGCATGGAGAGGAGCTTTTGCTATTGCCACGGTTACACTACCAGACGATTGGACTAAACCGGCTGGTTGAACTAAATAAACTATTATTTATGAAAAAAAGTGATAATATTGACAGTTGGTTTTTTAAAAATTTAGTTAAGGGCATAATAGATGCTCTTATAGTATTACTTAACTTATTAAGACCAAAAGAAGATAAACCAAAACCATACGAACCCAAACCTAATCCAATTTTACCAAATAAACCATTATTTCCTTGGTTACGAAAACAAATAGATAGTATAATTACTATTAAGAAAAGAAAAAATACTAAATAGACTTCATAATATAGCTTGTGAGCATATAAAAATGAAAATATTATTATCTCAAGTTAATGATAAAATTCACCCTTATTCAATAAATAAATTTACTTTAGCAAATATAGTAGGTGATTTATTTTCTAAATTAAATTCATGTTATTATCATGAACTTTCTAATATTATTCATAAAGATAAAAGAGAAAAGAGACTTTGTGAAATAGTTCATACTCACTGTTATAATGCTACATTTACTACAAAAAAAGCAATAAAAAATACTTTAAAAAAACACCTAACAATAGATCAATATAATAAATTTGGCTTAAAGCTCTTGTATGCTACGTTGGAAATAGGTGTAAATATAACTTTAGATAATTCCATTATGTTAGCCAAGGAGATTGAGAATATGAGTGTTGATCCAAAATTAGAAGCTATAGCAATGAAAGTTATGGATAAAATGGACTTATCCAATAAAAGTGATAAATATGGAAATATTATTATTGTACTTATGATTATTGGCATTATATTAAGCTTAATTCGTATCATACAAGAATGTAATAGTAAACAATTTGGAATTCTAAATAAAAAAGAAAAAGCAGAACATATGAGGGAGCAGATAAAGTCTATTTCGATATCTCGTAATTTTTTAAATAAATGGAGATTACGTAGAATAATTAAAGAAAAATTAAACTCTGAAGATTATAATCTATATGGCGCTAAACTAAGGGACGCTATTCTTGATACTGGTGTGGATCTTACAGAGGATGAGTCTTATACTTTAATGGAGGCTGCAAATGTTTAGTATCCTTATATGGATAATTTATGGAATTATAGTAGGCTCTATAGCTAAGTCTTTGGTTCCTGGTAATGAAAATTTTGGTTTCATTCAAACTGTAGGAGTTGGAGTAGCTGGTTCTTATCTTGGTGGAGCTTTTATGTATCTTATTGGAAGATCAACAGTAGTAGAACCAGCTGGTATTGTTGTTGGCATAGGAGGAGCAGCACTAGCTATAGTTCTATACCAAAGGCTTTCAAAATAAATTCTTGACTGTTGCCTCTCTTGAGATAGTATATCTTATACGACGAGCGTCTTATTGATGCTCATTTGATTTTTAATTGAACGGATAATATTAAAGCATGTCTAGACCTTCATGGACGGATTATTTTCTAGGACTATCTAAGGTTGTTTCTAAACGAAGCCACGATATTCATACTCAACATGGTTGTGTAATTACAGATAAGAACCATAGAATATTAGGTGTTGGCTATAATGGTTTTCCAAAAGGACTAGACGATAGTAAATTACCTTTAAATAGACCAGATAAATATTTTTGGATGGTACATAGTGAAATTAATGCATTGGCTAATTGTGTCGTTAGGCCAGATTATGGAACAGCATATGTAACAGGACAATGTTGTAATAACTGTATCATTTCTTTATATCAAGAAGGTATTGATACTGTTTATATGATTAATGATCATGGTACAAAATTATTTGATGATGAAGCTAAAAAAAGATTTGATACTTTTATAGAAATGAGCGGTATGAAAATTTTTTATGTTGACCCAGATTTGAGTTGGCTGAGACAGTTGGCTGGTGTAATATGATTCATATCCTGTTTTGCATATATGTAATCTTGTACTATTTTCAATTATGGTTCGTAGAAAATTTTAATCCGGTTGGCAGAGAATTTGCTAATGTTATTTTACTAGGCTTAATAGCTAATCTACTAAAGAGAGACAAAAAATTATGATTTTTGATGAACAAATTAGCCGAAAGCCCGATCATTATCCTTGGACTCAAAACTTTATCGAAGCTATGCATAATGGTTTTTGGACCGATAAAGAGTTTAATTTTAGTAGCGATATTCAAGACTTTAAAGTTAATTTAACAGAACAAGAACGTCAGATTATTACAAGGGCTTTATCAACAATAGGCCAACTAGAAATTAGTGTTAAGAAATTTTGGGCAAAATTAGGAGATAATCTTCCTCATCCTAGTATTAATGATATGGGCTATGTAATGGCTAACGTAGAAGTCATTCATGGAGATGCTTATGAAAGATTATTAGAAGTTTTAGGGCTTGATAGTGCTTTTGATGATATTCTACAGTTAGATATTATTAAGGGCAGAGTTAATTACCTACGCAAACATCTACATAAATTTCATGATAATAATAAAAAACAGTTTGTATATTCACTAATTCTATTTACTTTATTCGTGGAAAATATTGCTCTTTTTTCACAATTTTATACCATTGGCTTTTTTGGAAGATATAAAAATTCTCTTAAAGATACAAATAAACAGGTTGAATATACTAGTCGTGAAGAAAATCTTCATGCTATGATAGGTATTAAAATTATTAATACTATAAGAGAAGAATATCCTGAATTATTTGATGAAGAGTTAAGATTAAAGATAGAACATGAAGCTAAAGATGCTATCAAGTATGAGTGTCAAATAATCGAATGGATTGTTAATGGATATGGCCACGAAAAATTAAATTCCGAACTCTTAAAAGAATTTATTAAGAATAGAATGAACGATTCTCTTGTTCAAATAGGCTATGATCCCATTTTTGAAGTTGATAAAGACAAAGTATCCAAAACAACATGGTTTGATGAACAGGTATTAGGAAATAATAGTTCAGATTTTTTTCATAGCCGTCCAGTTGAATATTCTAAGTTTTCTCAAAGTTTTGACGCAGAGGATTTATTTTGAGCGTAAGTTATGAACAAATGCAAAAGACCAATATATAGACTCGATCCTGTATCTAAGCCTTTCTATGTTTATTGTTTATTTTATTCAACAAAATCAACAAATACAAAGTTTAATAAAAAAAATGTATTTTATGTAGGCAAAGCAAAAAATCCTACCATTCTTGCGTACCGTAGAGAAAGAGAACACATAAGAGAAGCATATATAAAAGCTTCTTGGAATTTTCATAAATCTAGAAAGATTAGACTCTTAGAAAAAAATGGTTATTATATAATGTCTAAAGTATTAGATGAGTTTACTTCTGAAGATAAAGCATACAATGCTGAACGCAAATGGGAAAAATTCTTTCTAGATAATGGAAACGACTTAACCAATATGATTCCGTGTGGAGTTAAAGCTCTAGGATCTGGCAAACATCATCCGTCTTTTGATCCAAAATTAAGAAAAAATAGTAAAAAAATTATCAAGCTATATACAATAGAGTTTTGGTCTATTCAAAAAATATGCAGATACTATGATCTATCTCAAAAAACTATAAAAAAAATATTATTTCAAGAATCAAACAATAAACAAAGATCTAAAAATTTACGCAGCTCTGTTTGGAGAAAACAAAAAGAAATAGTCTCGTTATATAAAAATAAAATTTCTACTAACAAATTAGCAAAAAAATATAATTGTGCGGCAACTACTATTATAAGCGTTTTAAAATCTAATGATATTAAAATTAGACCAAGATCACGACTTAAAAAATCTTCCAAAGCTTGGTTGAAAAAAGACCAAATTCTTAAAGAGTTTTTATCTGGAAAATCTCGAAAGTATCTCTGTAAAAAATATAAGTGCGACAATAAATGCACATTATCTCCAATGCTAAGAGAGGCCGGTTTAGTATGAATGATAACAAAAAAGACTTTTATTGGCTGAATAAACAATCTAGACTATTCTTAGAAAGAGGATATCTGGATTCTGGATTGGAACCAGAGACTAGATACAAACAAATTAGCGATAATGCAGAAAAAATACTAGAGATCCAAGGGTTTTCTGATAAATTTTATGACTATCTATCCCGTGGTTTTTATTCTTTAAGCACTCCGGTAATTACTAACTTTGGAAAAAACAAAGGATTGCCCGTATCTTGTTTTAATTCTTACATTGCTGATCAAATGCAGGATATTTTATATAAAACAGCAGAAGTAGGAATGATGAGTAAGCTTGGTGGAGGCACTAGCGGGTACTTTGGGGATTTAAGACCAAGAGGAGCTACTATTAGTGTTGGTGGCGAAAGTAGTGGTCCTGTTCATTTTATGGAACTTTTTGATAAAACAGCAGAAGTTATTAGTCAAGGAAGTGCTCGCAGAGGAAGCTTTGCCGCTTATCTTCCCGTAGAACATAGTGATATAGAAGAATTTTTACAGATAAGAAGCGAGGGGCATCCTATTCAAAACATGAGTATTGGAGTTACCATAACTGATGAGTGGATGAAAGACATGGTAGCAGGAGATAAAGATAAAAGAAAAATTTGGGCAAAAATTATTCAAAAAAGATTTCAAACCGGCTATCCATACATAATGTTTACTGATACGGTAAATAATAATGCTCCTCAGATTTATAAGGACAAACAACTAAAAATCAAAAGCAGTAATTTATGTTCAGAGATTAGCCTTTTTTCTGATACTAACAATAGTTTTGTTTGTGTACTATCCAGCTTGAACCTGCTTCACTGGGACGAAATAGTAAAAACAGATGCTATAGAAACCATGATCTATTTTCTTGATAGCGTTAATGAAGAATTTGTCAGGAAAAGTGAAGGCATAAAGTTTATGGAATCAGCCCATAATTTTGCAAAGAAACAAAGAGCCCTTGGTATGGGTGTTTTAGGATGGCATTCTTTGCTCCAATCTAAAATGATTTCTTTTGAAGGCATGAGTGCTAAACTTTTAAATACAAGTATCTGGAAGACAATACGAGAACGTGCGGACAAGGCTACTGAACAACTTGCCAAAACATATGGAGAGCCCGACCTATTAAAAGGTTATGGCCGCAGAAATGTTACTACTCTTGCTGTTGCTCCAACAACATCTAGTTCTTTTATATTAGGTCAAGTTAGTCCTAGTATAGAACCATTAAATAGTAACTATTTTGTTAAGAAATTAGCTAAAGGTAATTTTACATATAAGAATCCTTATCTTAAAAAACTATTAAAAGAAAAAGAACAAGATAATGATGATGTATGGAAGGATATATTGGTGCGTGGTGGTAGTGTTCAACATTTATCATTTTTAACCACAGAAGAAAAAGACGTCTTTAAAACATTTGGAGAAATTAGTCAAAAAGAAATTGTAATACAAAATATTCAAAGACAAAAGTATATTGATCAGGCAATATCTCTAAATCTCATGATACCTCCAAATTGTCCAGCTAAAGAAGTTAGTGATCTGCTAATATATGGATGGGAAAATGGCATTAAAACTTTTTACTATCAAAGAAGTTCGAATCCGGCTCAGGAATTAGCTCGAAGTATTTTAACATGTAGTAGTTGCGAATCTTAGAAAATATTTATTAACAACAAGGAATTATTATGGGAAATGTATTTCAAGATCAAACAAAATTTATGACAGCTTGTGATCAAACAGTTTGTGAGTGGAATGAAGACCAGCTTAATATGTATCATACTTTAATAAAAGAAGAAACTAAAGAGCTACAAGAGGCTTTTGATAATAATGATAGAGTTGAAATTTTAGATGCTCTAATTGATATTATCGTAGTCACAGCCGGAGCTATAAATAGCATGGGGGCAAATGGAGAGGGGGCTTGGGACGAAGTTATGAGAACAAATTTCGCAAAAATAGACCAACTAACAGGCAAAGTAAAAAAACGAGAGGATGGTAAAGTTTTAAAACCAGAAGGATGGCAAAGCCCTAATTTAAGGCCTTATATTATATAGACACGGTGTATTATATCAATATAACATTGATATATTAACTTTATAATAAAGGGTATAACTTGAGAAAAAATAATAAAGGTTCAAGAAAAAAATCTAGACTTATTGATCTAACAAATGATTTAGGAGAACAAAAGGGCATAGCCGCAAGAAATCCTTTAAGACCAAGAACAGAGAATCAAAAAGATTATATAAGAACAATTGCCGAAAATACTATTACTTTTTGTCAAGGATTAGCAGGATCTGGAAAAACACACATTGCAATAGGTATGGCTTTAGAGTATCTATTAAATGATAAAGTAGGTAGAATTGTAATTACTCGACCAGTATTAGAAGCAGGAGAAAAGATAGGATATTTACCAGGTACGGCAGAAGAAAAACTACACCCATATTTATTACCTATTATAGATGAAATTAATCATTTTATAGCAGAGTCTCATTACGCTAGTTTAAGACTAAATAATAAGATAGAAGTAGTGCCATTAGGTTTGATGAGAGGTAGAAATTTTCATAATTGTTTTATAGTTGCTGATGAATGTCAAAACGCATCATATGAACAATTAAAAATGTTATTGACAAGAGTTGGCATAGAGAGTAAGCTAGTATTAACTGGAGATGTCGGTCAATCTGACTTGAATAGACATTTACAAGGTGGATTTATTAATATGATAAATTCCTTAGATGGTATTGATGGAATAGGTAATTGTAAATTAGAATCATCAGACATTGTGAGAAATCCAATTATAGCTAAAATTTTAGCTAGATTAGATAATTTAGAAAATGCAACAAAATCATAAAAGATGTTTGTTACTTAATGGTGATTATTCTCCACTAAGTATTATACCTTGGCAAAAGGCTATAGTTTGGTCAATGAGATCAAATAATTATAAGTATGCTATTGAAATTATAGATTTTTATAGAAACGATTATATTAATGGTGTTGATAAAAAATATCCAATACCAGCAGTAGCAAAAACCTATAGGTTCTTTAAAATCAATAATCAATCAGTAACATTTTCTCGTAAAAATATTTTTATTAGAGATGATTATACTTGTCAGTATTGTGGAGAAAAATATGAATTAAATTCTTTAACATATGATCATGTTATACCAAAGTCCAAATGGAAAAGTATAAAAGACTCTCCAACATCTTGGACGAATATAGTAACCGCTTGTACATGGTGTAATAGAAGGAAAGGTAGTAGGACGCCAAAAGAAGCTAATATGCCACTAAAGAATCTTCCAATTAAACCAAATAAAAATTTAAAATACTTGCCAATCACATCGCATTTGTCTAAAATAAAAGACCAGATACCAACAGAATGGACCCCATATCTTCCGGATTCTTATTTATAATGCCAACATATTCATATTGTTGTAATAATTGTAAAACTAACTTTGAGTTATTTTTTTATATTAAAGACTATAACGACAAGCCAAACTGTATAAAATGTAATTCTATAGATACAAATAGAAGATATGTTGAAGACGTTCTTACACAAAATTGTTCTATAAAAAAGTCTGATTCAGAACTTAAGACACTTGGAGATTTAGCAAAACGAAACTCTGATAGGATGAGTCAAGATGAAAAAATACACTTATACCAAAAACATAATTCATATAAATATGAAGAAGGAACTAAGGAACTACCAACTGGAATGAGTAGGATTAAAAAGCCGCCTAAGCCTAGGTGGTCAAATAATCTTAGTAAAAAACAAAGAAGGAAAACAAAAAATGGATAATAATATATTTCATATCTCAAAAAAAGATGAACAACCACCATCTTTTACATACTATACTATCTTAGGTCAACAAGACTACCTTAATGAAGATGGTTTTCCAATTATCCTTAAAAAGAATAATGCACTAGCCTATACAAAAACTATTAATAATGATATTCAATATTTTTTAAAAACTGGAATATATGGAAAAATTTATAATCCTATGGGGCTATATTCCGAAGGAAAATCCAATAAATTTATAGCGAAAATAGGAAAGAACGAATATAATTTTACAAGAGTTAATCAAAAAGTATTTGATATGTATTTAAATTTTCTTAAGTCTAAAAATATTGCATGGTTAAACAATGCAGAAAGAGAGCTATCATGAATGATCCTACAGTAGAATATGCAATCTATTATTTGGTAGATAATGGAACAAATATAAAAGAAATATCTAAAATATTAGGTATTACTGCTAAAGTTGTAAAAGAAGTAATTCAAAATAGAAAACAAGAAAAAAACTCAACTATTAAAACAACTTCCGAAAAAGTAGCAAGCCAAGACCTGATGATAAGAGAAACATCTGTAAAAGGAACAAAATCAGTTGCTATTATGACTAAAGCAGCATCAGAGGTTAATGATGAATTTAAAAAACAATTAAATAGTACCATTTCTAGAACAGCCAGAAATTCAATTTATAGACCCAACAATAAAAAATGAAATATATTTCTAGATATTCTAATGGAAAATATGTAACCGCCGCCCAGTATATTACAGAATTGATATGTGAGAATAAGGCAAAACAAGAAAAAAAGGATTTATATTTTAAGTTTTGGACCTCAAAAGAATGGTCTCTCTATTATAGAAATCAAATATCTACAGCAAATAAACTTGTTAAAAAATATAATCCACAAGCTATTATTCGAGCCCTAAAAGGAATACAGGCTTCAAAAATATATTCGTTGCGAGCGCCTCATTTGATACCTATCATAGAGCAAGAGTTGAGTCTACTAGACAAGGAAAATCAAAGCCTAACCAAAGAATATGATCGTAAAAATACTAAGAAATTTTCTACGGATCAAAAAATCAATAAGTCTATAATATCTAAACTAAAGGAATTAGAATGACTACAAAATTAAAAGATGATGTTACAAAACAATTTGGTTCAGATATTATCTTAAATGGAAATGCTATAGTTGATAAGAAAACTATGGTAATACCTATTAGTCCATCATTAGATATAGTATTAAATGGCGGCATTCCAGAAGGAAGTTTTGTAGTATTGACAGGTCAACCAAAATGTGGAAAAACTACAACGAGTCTAGACTTTTCTGCAACAGCACAAAAAAAAGAATACGCACATAGTTCTTTTAAAGATGGTAGAGAAGTGTACTACCTAAATATTGAAGGTAGATTAAAGAAAAGAGACTTAGAAGGAATACCTGGGTTAAATTTACAGAAATTTCATGTAATAGGTTCTCAACAAGGAAAAATATTACATGCTGAAGAATATTTACAAATTGCAGAAAGGATTATTAATGAAATACCAGGATGTGTTCTAATAATAGATTCATATTCTGCATTATGTACTGAAGCAGAAATCACCAGCGATATGGATAAAATGCAAAGAGCAGACGGAGCTAAACTATTAGCTAAGTTTTGTAGGAAAGTAGCCAATGTAATACCTGTAAATAAAAATATAGTTATAGGAATTACTCACCTTATGGGGAACCCAACAGGCTATGGAGCAGAATTTAAAGAAAAGAGTGGGCAAGCAATAGCTTATCAAACAGACATTAAACTCAGAGCAAAAAGCTTCAAACCGTGGACATTAAGTTCTGATAGTTCTCAAATAGGACAAGAAATAGAATGGCAGGTTGTTTGTTCAGCTTTAGGACCTCCGGGCGGTTCTACAACATCATATATAAGATATGGTCAAGGCATTGATAAATATACAGAATTATTAAATTTTGCTGTTGATATTGGCTTGATAAATAAGGGTGGTGCTTGGTATTCTTATGGTAGCGAAAAATTTCAAGGCTTGGAAAAATTAAGACAGTATTTTGTGGATAATAACGCAGAGTATATTAAATTAGAACAAGGCGTTAAACAAACAATGGGAGTACAATGCAAATAAAAACGTTGGATGGATTTATTCAAAATTGGCAATTGACAGGACACTACTCTCATGCTAAATTAGGAAATAAGTCTTCTCTACACTTACTTGCGAGAAAATTGATAACACAACAGTATCCTACTTTACAGCTTTTAGAAGAAGTTCCTATTCCAGTTAAGAAATCAGATAATTATTTTTTAGATTTTTATTTGCCAATACTAAAAACAGCTGTAGAAGTTCATGGTGAACAGCATTATAAATTCGTGGGTTTTTACCATAGTTCCAAATTAGGATTCTTAAAATCACAAAAAAGAGACAGAGAAAAAAAAGAATGGTGTGATATAAATAATATTAAATATATAGAACTACCTTATAATGAGTCAGAAAATGAATGGTCAGAAAGAATCAGAAAATAAAACATTATCATCAACAGAACAAGTAAATTATTGGGATAAAATACTTGATGAATATGAAAATAGTTTAGGTCTACCAATATATAATGCTTCTTTATTATCAGAAAATGAACTAGGTCAATATCTATCAATGAATAGAGATGTTCTGGAAAAATTAAGCCCAGAAGACTGCGCTCAAATATCTTATAGATTAGCTCAGTTCTCTTTTCATATTCAAAGAACATTGAATAGAGAAAATGCTAGATATAATTGGGCCGAAGAAAGCATAAAAGAAACTATTGCTGATGAAATTAATAATTATAAAGGATATGGATACATTGAAAAATCAACGCAAGCTATTAAACACAACGATAAAGCAAATTCCTTGAATAAGATAAAAAAGTATGCTAAACAAAGATCTGATAGATTAACATACTTGTCTTCTTCTGTTAAAAATTTATCTGATATATTATTGTCAATTCAAAAAACTAAGGTGAAACATGGATCTTAATTTATCTAATCCAGAGCAAATTCAACAACTAATAAGTGCTCTTCAGGCATTATTGCCAAAAGAACAAACAGATTCTAATATCAAAAAAGTAAAAAATAGCATTAAAACTAAAAAAAGCAAATCAGCTAAACAAGTAGATGATTGCGAAAATAAATTTTTATTAATGCCAGAAATGAATATGCATAAATCTGACACAAAAATAGATAAAAAACTTTGTCAACAACCTCCAACACCAAGAAATAGGCCTTTTAAATATATTGATGTAACATGCAGAACGTGTGGTAAAAAAGAAAAAATAAATCCAAAGATATTGCCAGAGTCTGTCGATAGATATAAATGTAACAATTGTTCAACTAACGCGGGTGCATAATATGATTTTGGCCGATCCTTCTGCTGAAAGAGCTGTTTTATCTGGAATATATAAGTATGGGGAAGAGACATATATAGAAATCGCAGATATATTACAACCATCTTCTTTTACAGTAGATAGTAACAGCATGCTTTTTAAATGCATGCAATCTATTTTTTCGTCTAATAATCCAGTTAAAAACATAGATCTTCCATCTATATATTCAGTAGCACAAGAACTAGGATTTAATGAAATATTATCTAGAAAAGAAGAAACACAACATCTAAAAGCAATAATTGATTTTCCTGTAAATAAAGAAAATATTAAAAAGTTTGCTTCTAAAATTAGAAAGCTTGAAATAGCCAGACTTTTACATGCTAAATTAGAATCTACACAAGATAATTTATTAGATTTAACAGGATCCGAGTCTATTTCTTCTATTTTAAGTATCGCAGAAGATGCTGTTCTTGATTTTTCAACTTCTCTTGGTAATGACCAAGAAAATGAACCAGAGCATATTGGTAATGGACTAGAAGAATATATTGAATATTTATCACAAAACCAAATCGACCAAGTAGGCATTCCCACTGGATTTCCTGTTTATGATGAAGCTATCGGTGGCGGATTAAGACGAGGAACAGTAAATGTAATAGGAGCAAGACCCAAAACTGGTAAAACATTATTAGCAGATAATATGGGTTTTTATATAGCAAATAAATTAAAAATTCCAGTATTGAATATGGATACTGAAATGAGTAAAAAAGACCATATTCATAGATTAATGGCTATGCATACAGAAATAGAAATTAAAAAAATAGAAACCGGAAAATCAACAGAAACACCAAATAATAAAAATAAAATTCAAAAAGCAATTAAAGACCTTAATGAAACTCCTTTATATCATAAAGTAATTGCTGGTAAGGCTTTTGACGAGCAATTATCAATTATGAAACGGTGGCTTATTAAGACAGTTGGCCTAAACGATGACGGAACTGCTAAAAATTGTGTGGTTATTTATGACTATTTAAAATTAATGGATGCTTCTGGCATATCATCAGATATGAAAGAATATCAAGTATTAGGATTTATGATGACAGCATTACATAATTTTGCTGTTAAATATCAAATACCAATATTGGCATTTATTCAACTAAATAGAGATGGCATTACAAAAGAAAGTACAGATTCAGCTAGTGGTTCTGATAGAATTATTTGGCTATGTAGTAATTTTAGTATTTTTAAAAGAAAAAGCGATGAAGAAATTGCCGAAGATGGGCCTAATGAAGGAAATAGAAAATTAGTACCAGTAATTAGTAGACATGGAGGAGGTCTAGACGATAATGATTATATTAATTGTCATATGAAAGGCTGGTGTGCTAAGATTACAGAAGGAAGAACTAAACTCGAAATTTCTAATAATATTAACAAAAACGATAATGGGTTTTCAATTGATAACCAAACAAATGACCAAAACATCCCGTTCGTATAATCAGCATCAATTAAAAGTAATTTGTGATTCATTATGCGATAATATAGAAAATTTATTAGAAGTATTATCGATAGATAATATAAAAACCAATGGTAAGATGTTGGTGGGAGAATGCCCTATTCATAACGGAGATAATAAAAGCGCGTTTAATCTTTATCCAGAGGGAGAAAATTATAGAGGCAACTGGAAATGTAGAACACATAATTGTGATAAAATATTTAAGGGGTCTATTATAGGATTTATTAGAGGGGTATTATCTAATAAAAAATATAATTGGCAAAAAAACGGAGACCCTACAGTATCTTTTAAAGAAACTATTGATTTTATTGAACAGTTCTTGGGCAATAAACTACATAATATTAAAATATCTAAAGTCGAAATAGAAAAAAAGGCCTTTACTAATATAATTAAAAATGTAGTATCTACAGATAGTCCTTTAGTTCAAAGTAAAATAACAAGGATTAATGTCAGAAATTCATTATCTATGCCTTGTGATTATTTTATCTCTAGGGGCTTTTCTAAAGATATTCTAGACAAATATGATGTAGGCGTCTGTAAAAAACCAGAAAAAGAAATGTATAACAGAGCTGTCGCCCCTATATATGACCAGAATCATAAATATATAGTAGGATGTACGGGTCGAAGCATTTTTGAAAAGTGTAATTTATGTAATTGTTACCATAATCCAACAAATTCTTGTCCAAATAAAGAAGACACTTGGAAATATCCAAAATGGAAACATAATTCTGATTTTAAAAGCCAAAATTATTTATATAATTTTTGGTATGCTAAAGACTTTATTATGGAAAAGTCTAGCGTTATTCTTGTAGAGAGCCCTGGAAATGTATGGAAATTAGAAGAATGTGGTATTCATAATTCTGTTGCTCTTTTTGGATCCAATTTAAGCGATAGACAAAAAATTATATTGGATGGCTCAGGAGCGATGAATATTATTATAATAACCGATAACGATGAGGCCGGAGAAAAAGCAAGACAAATTATATATGATAAATGTAAAAACACCTATAATATAATTAATATAAGGATTAATAAAGGAGATATAGCAGAACTGTCGTGTGATGAGATAAATGAACAAATTAAGAGTAAAATATGACAAAAATTATAGCATTTTCTGGTAGAAAACAATCTGGTAAAAGCACGTCGGGAGAATACGTTCAGCGATTAATGAATGACATTAATCCAAAAATTGATATTAGAACATATAGTTTCGCCGATCCTTTAAAAAAGAATATTTGTATAGACTTACTTGGATTAACGCCCCAACAGTGCTGGGGAAGTGATGACGATAAAAACTCATTAACTTCATTAATGTGGGAAAATATGCCTGGATATATAGGCGATTCAATCGGTCTGATGACCGCACGAGAAGTTATGGAATATATTGGAACTAAAATGTTTAGAAAGATGAAAGATCAGGTTTGGGTAGAAGCAACACTAAAACAAATAGAAAAAGATAAGCCAGACATTGCTCTTTTATTAGATAATAGATTTCCTAATGAGGTTACCCCAATATTAGACGCTGGCGGTTATGTCGTTAGGCTTACCAGAAACCCATTCAACTCAATATCAGAACCAGAATCAGCATTGGATCCTGATAAATATGACTGGAATAAGTTTAGTTACATTCTATATAATAACGATATCAGCATAGAACAAAAAAACGGATTGATCTATCACTTTTTAAGTACTAGGGGAATACTACCATTATAATTACATATTTTAGAAGCAGTTCTTTTAATGCACATAATATGTGCGAACAACAATACTATATGGAATATGTTCTTGGGTGGAGAGGGCCATCTGGACAAAAAGCAGACAAAGGAACAATTGTTCATAAAGTATTAGAAATACTAGCGGTTATTAAAAAACAACAGCAGGACTCTAGTTCGATTTTTATAGATGATGTTGTTGGAGAAATTAATTGTGATAACTATTCACTAGACCTAATTATTGATAAAGTTTATGAATATTACTCTACTAAATTTAGTCATCATAAATGGTCTGCTAAGGACTTAAAAGATTGTAAAGAATGGTCTTATAAAGCGATACAATTTAATAATGGCATGTTTGATCCAAGAAATAGAGAAATATTAAGTCCAGAACAACATTTTGATTTTACTATTAATAAAAAATGGGCAGAATATAGTTTTGATACTTCAGAAGGTAGCATAACAGGTAGTCTGGCACTAAAGGGAACAATAGATTTAATAACCAAAGTAGACGATAAAACATTAGAAGTCATAGATTGGAAAACCGGGAAAAGACTAGATTGGGCTACCGGGCAAGAAAAAACACATGAAAAATTACAAAAAGATCCACAACTAATGATATATCATTATGCGATTAATCATATTTTCCCTGAGTTTGAGCATGTAATATTCACTATATATTTTATTAATGATGGCGGACCATTCTCTGTATTGTTTGATAAAAAAGACATGAGTGAAACAGAACACATGCTTAAAAATAAATTTGAAACTATCAAAAGAACAAAAAAGCCAAAACTATCAAAAACATGGATGTGTAATAAGCTGTGTCATTTTGGAAAAACAACTTTTGAGAACACTTGCGTTTTGCCGATTATAGAGTATCGTGATGGACAAGCCTGTCGCAAAGATACTTTTATGACAAAGTGTGAACAAGTGAAACACGACATAGACCTTTATGGCATTAATGAAGTTACTAATTTATATAAACACCCTAATCATTCTTTTGGAAAATATAAAGCTCCGGGAAGTGCTGAATGAAAAACTATAATCCTTTGCATTGTCATTCTATGTATAGCTTACTAGACGGACTATCAAAACCATCACAAATAGCATCTAGATGTTTAGAAATTGGAGCAACAGCCTGCGCATTAACAGATCATGGAACTATTGCTGGATCTATTAAGTTTCATAAAGAAATGACAAAAGCTGGCATTAAGCCAATTTTAGGTTGCGAAATATATGTTTGTGGTTCTGATGTTACTAATCAAACCAAAGAAAATAAAGAATTAAGCCATTTTTTAATTTTGGCCAAAAACCTAGAAGGATGGAAAAAGCTTATTGGTTTAGTTTCAGAGTCCAACAGGTCGGACTTTTATTATCACAAGCCTAGAATTGATTTAAACAATCTAGGTAGGTTCTGTGATGGCAATCTTATTGGTATCTGTGGGCATCTTGGTTCTCTATTGGCCGATAAATTAGTTCAAAATAATAGTATTATTAGCGACTGGAAAAATATTGGACAAAAAACAATTGGTCAATTAAAAGATATTTTTGGTAAAAATAATTTTTTCTTAGAAGCCCAGTTAATGGATCACTTAAATACTCCGATACAAAAACCGTTGACTGACTGTATAAGACAATTAGGGGTTTTAACTGAAACCAAATTGGTTGCTACTCCAGATGCTCATTATGTAAGAAAAGAAGACGCTTCTGATCAAAGAATTCTTTTATGTAATAATCTAAAAACAACATTGCCTGAAATTAGTAAAAAAATTAATAATAATGAAAATGTTCCTTTAGGATGTTTTTTCTTGTCTGATAATTTTCATATTTTATCACAAGAAGAAATTAGGTCTCTACATACAGAAGAAGAAATAGATAATACTATTTTAGTATCTGATATGTGTGAGCAATATGACATAACTAGTAGACCAAGACTACCTCCGTTTGATTGTGAGCCAAATCCAGACGAATTTTTAAGACAATTGTGTAGAAACGGATGGAAGGAAAAAATAGCCAATATTATAGATAAAGATAATCAGTCAATATATGTGGATAGAATTAAATACGAATTAGATATTCTACAGGGTGCTGGTTTATCTAGTTATTTTTTGATAGTACAAAATATAGTAGATTATGTTAAACAAAATAAGTGGTTGCCAGGACCAGGAAGAGGTAGTGCTGCCGGATGTCTGGTTTCTTATCTAATAGGAATTACGGGTATAGACCCTATTAAATATGGTCTAATGTTTGATAGATTTTATAATTCTGGACGAAATACAAAAGATAGGGTTAGTATGCCAGATATTGATGTTGATGTTCCAATAGAAAAAAGAGAAGATATTATATCGTATATAAAACAAAAATATGGCGAAAACCAAGTTTCTCAAATGGTTACATTTAATACTATAAAAGGCAGAGGAGCCATAAAAGACGTATTAAGAGTTTATGGAAATATTAACTTTGAAGAAATGAACAAAATTACTAAAAATATTCCTGACGAAGCAAAAATTGCTGATGAATTACAAGAAATGAAAGACGAAACTGGAGAAGCTTCTATTATTAGATGGGCTTTAGAGAACGAATCAGAAAAACTTAAAGAATGGTGTTTTATTGACGATAATGGTAGTCTTCAAGGACCACTTGCAAAAAGATTCGAACAGGCTATTAGGCTTGAGGGAACAAAAGTAAATCAATCAAAACATGCTGCTGGAGTTGTAATTGCAGACTCTGATCTTTCTCAAATATGTCCAATGATATATGACACCAAAACAAAAACTAAAATTGCTGGTATGGAAATGGAAGACTTAGAAAGTATTGGAGTTGTTAAGTTTGATATTTTAGGTGTAGCAATGCTTGATAAAATTATGTATGTCTCAGAATATCTTAGAAAAGGAGTTAATGATGAAATTTCATGAATTAGCAGTTGGTGAAAAATTTAAATTTAATAATAGGGAATATATGAAAATTCCTGAAGTAAAAGTTAGTTGTTGTAAGGTTAAACATAATTGTGAGATTATTGATAATAATGAAAAAGTTGTATTAAAACCACTTGATGAAGTAGAAAAAATTGAGAGCAATTGATGTTAACAAAAAAAATATGTGTTTTTGATTTTGAAACAGACGGCGCTGACCCAAATATATGCAGTCCAGTACAATTGTCTGCCGTTATGATAGACCCTATTAAACTTGAAATCATTAAAGATTCAGAATTTAATGTTTTTTGTAAGCCAGAGGTAATGGAGACTAATGCTGAATATATATATGATACCGACATAATAGATTTCCATGCTAGAGTTAAGGGCTGTTCTAAGGAAGATATATATAAACAATGGAGACAGTATCCTTCTCAAGAGATAGCATGGAATTCTTTTGTTTCATATCTTGATAAATATCATTGTGGAAATAGAAAGAAAAAAAATGTATTTTCAGCACCAATAGCTGCAGGTTATAATATTCATAGGTTTGACTTAAAAATTATCAATAGGTTATCTTATAAATATAAAACTATTGAATCTAAAGAGAATATTTCGTCATTATTCTATCCCAGGGATGTTTTAGATATAATGAATTTAATATTTTATTGGTTTGAAAATTCTAACTTAAAAAGCTATTCTCTAGATACAGTAAGAGATTATCTTGGTATTTCGAAAGAAGGAGCACATGATGCGTTAAAAGATGTACAAGATTGTGCTAAAATATTAATTAGGTTTTTAAGATTACATAGAAAATTGGGAGAAAAAGTTACTTTTAAAGGATCTTTTACTAATGAGTCTTAGTTTTACTTGTGGCTGTAAATTTAACTGTTCAAAATCAGATGATCATACAGTTATAGAGTATGATCCATCATCTATAGATTTTGAATGTAACAAAACTTGGTGTTTAATTTCTGATGGTAATACAAAAGGAGTATTTCAGTTAGAATCTAGACTTGGTCAAAGCATGGCAAAAAAACTTAAGCCAGAAAATATAGAACAACTATCGGCTTTGATCAGCATAATGAGACCAGGATGTTTGGAAGCGATAAGAGACGGAAAAAGTGTTAGTAATCATTTTATAGATAAAAAAAACGGATTAGAGTCTATTGATTATTTTCATGAAACACTAGAACCTATATTAAAAAATACTTATGGAGAAATGGTCTATCAAGAACAAGCTATGGAAATAGCCAAAGACATAGCTGGCTTTAATTTACAAGAAGCAGATATGCTAAGAAAAGCTATTGGTAAGAAAAAGCCAGAAGAAATGGCCAAGATTAAATTAAAATTCTTGGAAGGATGTAAAACAAAAGCGTTTGTCTCTATCGATCAAGCTGAACAAATTTTCAGCTGGATAGAAAAAAGCCAAAGATATTC